TTAAACCATCGTTTGGAATTGAACCACTAACCCAATCTTCAACAATATCTTTAATATCCATATTGATATCTTTACTTAGATATTCAAAGTTTTGAGTTCCAAATACAGTATAATAGAATGTTCCACCCTTACCCTCATATGAACCAGTAGATTCTGCTACAAATTCATTTAATGGCAACCATCTTAGAGTAGAATCACCTTCTCTATTATTCCAAGTTACACCAGCGGTTGAAATGGTATCAAATCGAGTACCATTACCCATTTCCCAACTTTGAGAAACTGGATATACTTCGATTGTAAATTGTAATGGTAATTCTTCAGATTCAGTTTCTCTCATAATAAGAGTTGCCTCATCTAAGATTACATCACCACTAACAATACTTTGTGAAAGTGGTGTAATATCGAATTTAAGGAGTGCTCTGGATACATCTTTGATGTTACCATAATAAACCTTACTAACCTCTAATACCTCATCTAAACCACAATTCTGGTCGGGTTGTTGTAAGTAAACCGATGCATCTTTTGATGCTGTTAAAAAGTAATACATTATCTAGCCCTCCCTTTTATATCCGCATTTGGAAATTTGATTTCGAAAACTGATGGGTCTAAAGATGGATATAAAATCTTATCTTTAATTGCCGCTTGAATATTATATGAGTTTGGTGAATATTGCCCACCACACTTATTTACAATTTCTAATTTCGGAACCGAACTAACTCCATCAACATTTGCGATGATTAATTCCAATTCACTTAAATTGATTGTTTGATTGAATGACCAATTGTTGATATCAAAGTAATCCTTCAATTCTTGAATACATTGAGTTACAACTTCAGATTTGTTGTAATTGTTGTATGTCATAATTTCAAAGTTAATACCAATGTTAATAATGAATCCATCATTGATGTTTACACCATCGGTAAGAATTTTGTATTCGTTTAAGTAAGTTTTTAAGTTCTCTTTTACTGCTGAATTAAGAACATCCAATTTACCATCTGCATTATACCCCAATAAATAAAGGTTAATTGCAAATGGATTATTCTTTTCATTCTCATTAGATGTTTTTCCAATTAAGAATTTCTGAAGTTCTTGTTGAACTGATTTTCTATCTGGTTCTTCATTATCTGGCTTCTCCACAAAACTCATTACCAAATCGGTAAACTCTTGTAGAGCTTTTGGTGAACTTAAAATTGAAGATGGTGAGTTGTTATCTAAGGTACCATCTGCGGTAGCGTAAGCCTTTGCAATTGAACCATACTTAGTTGGCATCGATAATACTCTAACTTGATAATCCTTTGAGGTAACTGCTCTATTTTGAGAACCAAAGTTTGCCAATGCGTTCTCTCTAATCTCATCGATAGTTTCACCACCTCTACCACCAGTTGCAGGAACTTCGTTATCAATTGCTACCGAATTTTTGGTTGAGTTATACAATGCTAATTCAGTTTGAGTGAATAATTGAGTATCCTCTTCAAATTCAATCGAACTGATTTTAGTTATCGTTCCCTTTGCTACATTAGATTCTACACCACCACCAACTAAATACTTTACCGTAAGTGTTGTGTTTGCTGGTGATGTTCCGTATGTTTTTGTTTTCAAAAAGTTTGTTGGGTCGAATGATTCTTCCAATCTACTAATTGAGTTTGGTAATCCCAATCCAACATTTTTAAGATTTGGAATTAGTTGTTCATCGGATGCCGATGGGTCTCCTGCTCCAAATTGAATAGTTGTTGTACTATCACCATTTACTTTCTTAACAAATCTCTTTGGAGTTTTGATAGTTTTAAGAATGTAAGGTACTGTTGATTTGAATTGATAAAGGTCTGGGTCATTTGATTCAGTATTTGGATAATCCACAAATACCATTTCTTGTGCCAAATAAGGAACCTCATACCATTTGTTTCCGTTTGAATCTCTTATATCGTAGATATCAATAATATTGGTTTCTAATAAATCTACTTTATTAAATGCCTGATATGAACCAAATGTGAATTCCTGCGTTACAACTTCTGCTGAAATTGTTTGAACAAATTTCTTAACCAAATAAAGAGATGCTTCACCAGTAACCGAATCGGTTTGGTAAATTGTAATTTCTCTATCCATATCATCTGAAAAATCAACTACATCTTTTGTAATGAAAGATACACCATTTGTAGATGTTGCTCTCATACCTTCTTTTATAGTCAACAAATACTTTGGGTCATATGTGTTGTTTACACCACTTCCAATGGATGGAACTAATTGGTAAACCGAAAGGGTTGTTACCGCAGGTGATGTTACTTTTGGTTGGTATCCCAAATATTGTGAAAGCGATATTACATTTTCAATATCCTCCGCATGAACCATTAAAGATTCTTTTAGAGTATCATCAATATAATATGAAAGTGAATCACCAATATAAGATGCCATCTCAATGAACATCATACCTGGAGATGATTCGTTAAAATCAGAATAAGTTTGTGGGAAATAAGCTTTAGCAAACTCAATTAAGTTTCCTCTGAATTGAGCAAAATCTTTATTGAGGTATTTTATATCCTTACCCCTATTCTTAAAGTTTTTATTTGTTTTAGTAATTGCCATATCTTATTATCCCTGTGCTGTGAAGGTTACTTCATTTAGTTGTGCGTTTTCTCCAACTCTAAATGTTAGCGAAACATTTATTCTATTATTATCTTTCAATTCATCAGTTGCCTCAATGTTAATTTCATCAATTACTACATATGGTAACCATTGTTCAATTGATTCGTTAATAGCATCTTCAATCTTACCTTCAAAATCAGATGTGTTTGGTTCAAACAATAATTCCTGCAATCCACTTCCAAATTCAGGTTGTAGGATTCGTTCACCCCTTTTAGTTAATAATAGATTTTTTATATTTGATTTAACTTGGTCTATGGTTTGGTAGGTTTGAGTAAATGTATTATTTCCAAATTGTAAAGGCAATGAAATTCCAATCGCATAACTACTATACGATGGTGTATCCTTTACTACTTTTGAACCTAATTCTATTGCCATTTACTTATTCCATTCCAGGTCTCCACGGACCTTTCTTTTTATCCATTGCTTTCATCAAACCACTATAATCCCTATTCAATGCCTTATCTAAAGCAGGTACTCCAGTTTGAACACCTAACCCTTGAGGTCTAGCTCCACCCATCATATCACCATATCCCATCTTAGCTGCGATATTACTTGCTCCCAATAAGTGTGCATCATTTGAATTAAAAGTCATTGTTCCAGATGATACTTCCATTGGTGCACCAGCATAAGGTGATTGTGTATGTTGAGTTCCATTAAAAGGTTGTGTTTGATTAAGAATTTCGTTTATCACTGGATTCTTACTTAACATCCTTTGTGGTTGTGCTACTATATGTGGTTCGGCAACTACTTCATCCATAAATGTTGGTTGAGCAGGTGCTGGTTTTAGAGCTTCTCTTAGTTGTTTGTTTTCTTTCAACAATTTAGCCATCTCAGCCTTCACACCCTCTTTAACAAGGCGTGGTAGGACAGCTTTAATTTCTTCCTTTACAATAATTTGTATTGCTTTTACTAATTTATCGGTATCCATTACTTTTTTGGTATTTGTTTTCCTCTCCCTATAAATATTTGTTTTAGGTTTTTTTGATTATATACACCCAGGCGGTATAACATAACCCACAATTCCCTTCTTAGGACTTTTTGAAAAACACCCACATCCGTTTCTATCGAACCCACCACCAGATGTATTTCCTTCGATTGTTGTTATTCTACCATCAGGTAATACGCTGGATACAACACCTATGTGATGTGCATGAGCAGCGGTTCCATATAATACAGCTGCACCAACTACTGGTTTTGTTGACCAGTATCCGTTTTTCTTTGCCCAAACTACCCAATTCTGACATCCAGCTGCACCCGGTGGAGTTGGTAATCCAGCTTCTTTCCACCAAGTTGTAACTGCTGCTGCACACCAATAATATCCACTACCATCTTTCTGAACTTTGGCTTGGTTGTTTAATCCACAATTCTTTAACATAGCATCAATTCTACCTGGTCTATTGAATCTCTGTCCGCCAGGGAATCCACCATAGTTTTTGCCCGGTGGAGTACCTGTTTCAACAATACCAATATCCTTTTTAGCGATACTTACAATCTTTAATCCTATTTCACATTTAGAATCACTAATCTCAGTTAACCCATCAACCTCTTCTTCAGTTAAATCAACATCAGCTGCGCTCTTTTCTCCACTAACAATTTCATCTTGCTTTAATGCAACATAATCTTCAGCGGTTTCTTTTTCCGCATATGTTAGGGAACCATCTTCTAACATAGCTTCAGCTTCCAACTTTTCAGCTGCGGCTGCTTCTAATTGTTCTTGTGATAAAGTTGTTGATGGTGCTTCATCTAACTTAGCCAATGCAGCTGCGGCTGCGGCTGGAACTGCTATTGATGGTGCCGAAGGTGGAACATTGTATCCTGTCCAAACAATTACACCCGGCGATGGGATTGGTGTTGGGACGGATGGATATAATGATGTTGTTTGTATGATACCTGATACCGTTGTTAAATGTAAAGTTGCCGCTGAAATAAATTGGTCAACTATAAGTGAGGTATTGTTGTTTGGTGATAGGGGTGGTTGTGGAGTCCAAACTCCGGGGCTAGTAACTAAGTTTGAGTTTACTACTATGTTCTGAACTGAACCTGGTGCTGGGATTACGGGTATTGGAAATTGGTTCAATGTTGCCCCAGTCCAATAAGCCTGAACACCTTTACCAAATTCGGTTATTAAACTAAATACAGATGATGGTGATGATTGTCCTTGTAACAAAGCCACCTTAAATAAAGATTCCATTAGGGATACATTTCCGTTTTGGACTGATATAAGATTTATATTATCTCTGCCTAATTTAATTGCTTTATCGTATTCAGTTGCCCATAGGTTTGCTACAAATTCAATACTGTCTATGTTTTCAGGTGAATCTGCTCTTCGTAATATATTTGATTTGAAAGTAGCCCAAGACATTATGAAGTTTTATTTAATTCACTCAATGTAGTTTTTAATTGAGATTTTATTTTTTGGAATGTAGCAATATTAGTAGGACCTGTTGCTGATGGACCTGATGGGGTTAGGAATACTTGAGCTTCAATTGCATCTATTAATTGAGTTAATAAATCTACTAAAGTTTCTCCCCTAACTAATGATTCTAAATTTTGATTACCTAAATTAATATTCCCATTACCAGTATTTAGGTTAACACTTTTATCATTTGTAGTTACATTTATATTATCACCAACATTTGCCTCAATACCAAATTTATTATCAATTGATAACCACCCATCTGATATAAATCCGTAATTTTTCTTTGAGTAAAAAATCATTTCAGCATTTTTAGATGAAATGATAACTCTACCAGAATTCAAAAGAAGTTGGTCTCCCAATAACTCCGATGGGTAATCTCTAAATGTGGTTGGGGATGTTTCAAAATCAGTTGAACCTTTATCATCAACTGTTCCTGGCTGAAATGGTAGTTTATATTGGTTAGAACCCAATACTATAATTGTTCCATCTCTGTT